TTGTTCCGCACATATCGCAGCCTGAAAGAATACGGCTGGGAAGAGACCATGGCGTCGATGAATCGTGCCAGCTTCTATAACCATGTTCGTGACATCTGCGAATGCGGCCTTTCAAAAGCTGCTTTGCAGAAGCTGAAGATGGATGACCAGAAGAACAACGTTGTCCCGATCCTGCGCTTCCTCCAAGTTGATTTCAGCGCTCAGCGTCCTGATTGGTACGTCGAGCCATCGGTAGAAGCCGCATGATGGCCGCAACTATCAACGCCCTGGTTATCACCATGTGCGGACTATTGGCAATTCACTTTCTCGGGCGCTGGGCCCGTTCTTAACCGAGGTAATAGTTATGTTGATTCAAATGGGCCTGTGCAAAGGCATTTCCACGAAAGAGAAAATGAACGGCACGATCATCGAGCATTACCTTGTTCTTACCGCCCCTGGTAAGGACGAGTTCGGCCAAGAGTGCGAAAAATCTGTTGGCCTCAAAGTCTCTAAGCGTCAACTCGATAGCGGCATCGAGAATGCCTATAAGGCGTATATCGGCAAGCAAGTTGCGGTTCCTGTTTATGCCAAAGCGTGGAAGTCCAAGAACGGCACCGCTTTCGGTATGGACCTCTGGCTTTCTGATGATGGTCTGCCAGTGCCTGTGCAGCGCGTGCAGCCTCGTCCTGCATCTGTTGCCAGCTAATCAGCAAAACCCCCTCTTGCAGCTCGCCTGCAAGCGGGGGGAGGGGGTTTTATGGAATTCATCGTGTGTTCTGGAACATGGGTCCGCAATCAAAGTGCAAACATCGACTGTGACGGCGAACTTACGACCATGACACTCGAAGAAGTGCGCAACATTCCGTTCGCACAAATGACCGGTGAACAGAAAGCACAACTTACAAGCAGCCTGATCACCTTCTTCGTTCTGATCTTCGTCCTGGTGAAGCTCAGACGCTTAGCATAAAAGGAGCAATACCCATGAAATACATGACTCAAGTTCGTAAGTTCGGCTCTCGCGCTGCCCTGGGCGTCGCCGCTCTCACTGCCTCTGCAATGTCCGTTGCCGCTCCGGTCGCGATCGACACCGCCGAGCCCATCGCCCAGATCGGTGAGGGCTCCACCGCGGCGGTCGCTATCGGCCTCGCCATGATGGCTTTCGTCATCCTGGTCGGCGTGCTGATCAAGACCCGTCGCGCCGGCTCCTAAGCCTCACCCCCGGCGTGCCGGCTCCCCGCCGTGCACGCCTTTTTTTTGCCCGGAGTTTGTAACCATGGAGAAATCACAATGTTTTGGGCAGACCCGAACAACTGGGTATATTTGGTCGTTATTGGCGGCTTTGCTGCTCTGGCATTCGCCCGCTAGTGCTCAGGATTACTACTGGGGTTTGCAAAATGGTAGCGGCGATAGATATAGCTCCGCGTCTGCTGCCTGTCATGGCCTGGTTCAGGCGCCGTCTAATTATCCGATGAACCAGGTCGTAGTTCATCCGGCTGGTTATAACGGGCCGTCGCCTTCTGCTGAGTGTAAAAATGACGTTATGGGGCGTTATGCATGGGTGTTCATGTTTGGCACCTGTTCCGATTACGACCCGTTAACCGGTGAATGTTCTACGTCCGAAGAACCTCAAGAGCCTGAAGAAGATAAGTGCCTCGCCACAATTGGTTCCGTCAAGTTCCATGAACACTATCTCGGCGAAATTCGCCTTGGCGTATTTCCAACGTCACCTCCACCCCCAACGTTATGTGATGGCTCTTGCCAATACGACGACCCCCATATTGAAAAACAGCCATACCGCTATGCATCTGGTACCCCAGCCGGGGCTTTTGCTGCGTTTCGTTACTTCGGAAATGGCCAGGAATGCACCGCAGGCGACGTTGAAGTCTCGTCACCTGGAGCGGGCGAAGCGCAGACCGATAAAGCCAACGAATGCACTAACCGTGTCTGCCTGACCACCGACCAGAACGGTGTTTGCCAGCAATACACCTACACATGCTCAGCAACTGAAACTCACACTGAGCCCGCCGAGAACTGTGATTTCGGCACCGTCAACGGTGAGTCCGTTTGCGTTCCCAACAGCCCAGGACCCACGCTCGTCGAGAAGGACGTTAAGACTGAGGTCGAGGAAACCAAGAACCCCGACGGCTCCACTGACACCAAGACCACCACCACAACGACAACGACCAACTGTAACGGGGAGGGCAGTTGCTCGACATCGACCACCACCAACGTCTCCAACAACAAAACCAACGCCGACGGCTCTCCTGGTGGTGAGTCTTCGACCTGCACTGGTCCCGATTGCAAAGGCCCTGACGGCAAGTCTCCCAACGACAAAAAGCAGGAGCAGGAACAGAAAGAAACCGAATCGAAGGTTTCCGGCGATGCCTCGTGTGCCGCTGCGCCAAGCTGTACCGGCGACGCCATCCAGTGCGCCATTCTCCGGCAGACGCATACCCAGCGTTGCGCCGATGAGAAGTTCCAGGACGTGGACGCCGACGAGCTCGTTGCCGGTGTTACCGGCGACATGGCAGGTGATGACTACCAGCCATTCGGAGAAGGGCAGCGGGGCAACTTCGACCTGGGCGGCATGATCGACACCAGCTCAACAATCGGCGGTTCTTGCCCTGTGCTACCCCCGATCACGTTCACCATGCAAGGCGTCACCAAATCTGTCGAGTTCGGCACCGTTATGGCCGAAATCTGCAAATACGCCTCTTGGTTTTCTTATCTGATGGTCGCCTTCGCCATGCGTCGAGCGGCTGAAATCGTGGCGGGAGGCATGGCCTGATGCAGATCATCATCCAACTGTTTTTTCGGCTCCTGGGCGTTGCGGTTGTCCCCCTTGGCTGGAAGCTCATCAAGGGCCTGGGTTTCATCGGTGTTACCTACACCGGGGTCCATTTGTTGATGGAACAGGCCCGCAACTATGTCTTTACGCACCTCATGTCCATGCCCGGCGAGTGGGTCCAGCTTATTGGCCTGCTCAAGCTCGACGTGTGCATCAACATCCTCTTTTCGGCCTACATCGCCCGCGCTGTTCTGTGGGGCATGGACAAGGCCACCGGCACCAAGTCGGCCATTCGCTGGGGAGGCAAGCTCTAATGCTCTATTTGCGCACCGGCCTTCCAGGCTCTGGCAAGACACTCAACACCATCCGCGAGATCGAGCTTGAGCACGGCCCCGACCCGAAGAACCCCAACAAGCCACTGCGGACGGTTTATTACTACGGCATTCCCGACCTCGACACCGACAAGCTCAAATGCAATTGGGTCGAGTTCGACACGCCCGATACCTGGTACGACCTGCCTGACGGCTCGATTATCGTGATCGACGAAGCCCAGCGCGTTTTTGGCGCTCAGGATGGCCGCAAGGCGCGGCCTGAGAAGGTTGCACGCTTCGAGACCCATCGACACCAGGGCTTTGATATCTACCTGATCACACAGCACCCGTCGTTGATCATGAGCCACGTCCGCAAGCTCGTCGGCAAGCATATCAACATGTACCGGCCCTACGGCGGCAAGCGCCTGTTGCGCCACGAATATGAGTTCTGCATCGACAGCCCTGAGAAGCGCAGCAACTTCAAGTTGGCCCAAGAGCGCCGCATCAAGCTCGATCCCAAGTATTTCGGGGTCTACAAGTCAGCCACCGTCCACACTCACAAATTCAAGCTGCCCAACTATGTCTGGTACATCCCGGCATGCCTCGCCGTCATCGGTGCTTGTTTGGCGTGGGTCTGGTACACCTACGATGTGGGCGGCTCTGACGCCGAATCCGTTGTTGCTGAGCAGCCAGCAGCGCCTGCGGCATCGTCCGGCCTTAACCTCTCGCTGAACCCGCTGGAGACGGTTTCCAACTCGTTCAGCCTGGGCCAGCCGTTGACCGATCAGCAGTACCTGGACAGCTTTGTTCCGCGCCTGGATGACGTGCCCATGTCGGCGCCGCGATACGATAGGCTGACCGAGCCGAAGTCGTTCCCACGGCTTGTTTGCGCCTCCAGCGATGACCCTCGCGTGATTGATCGCGCCCGTACCAAGGGCTCGCCGGTGGGCTCCAGGAATGGCCGCGAATACACTTGCCAGTGTTACAGCCAGCAGATCACCCGAATCGAGACCACGGCAGAGTTCTGCTTGCAGGTTGTCGAACATGGCTTTTTCGATGACACGCGGCCTGATTTGAACCAGTCAGCCGGAGGAGGTTCTATGTTCAATGCCAGCAGCCCGGCTGCTGCAACTGGGCGAGTGCCCGCAGCCCAGATGCCGCAGACGGCTCAATACGTGCCTAGACCTATTGTCCAGGCTGGCGGTGGTAAACCAGGGCACTTGTGGTGATACGCAACCTTGGGGCGATTCGCATAATCTATATTATGTTAAATTGGATATGAGTTGCGTCTGCCAGCTCCGTATCCTCGGCGCTTGCTTTCTCCACTTTCCTGATTGCCACCACCCTCGCTTCTCTCTCGTTCTTCACTAACCGCGAGGCGGTCCCGCGCTTCAT